CTACCATCTGCATATTTTCCATATTGGTCATATCCTTTACACAATGTTGAAAGTAATGTCCCTTTTGCAGGATAAATTATTCCCAAATTAGAATCATCAAATACTGTAACTTCTCCGGTAGGTGAGTAAACATTTACTTTAGTTTCTGTAAATGTTGAAAATGATTCTAAATTGTTTTGTATTTGTTTTTGTAATTCTGTAATTGCAAATTCTTTTGGCAATTGTTTTGTTTCAATATTCCTTCTTTTTAATATTTTAGAATTATTATCAATACAATTATTTAATATTTTTTCAATTTCCGATAACATTATATTATAATCATATACATCAAAGTTATCAAATCTAATTTCAGATTGTTTTCCAAAATTAGATTCACCAACATTATAATACTTGTTAGTTAAATAGTATTCTACTGATAATTTAAAATCTTCAAATATTTTTGTTCTAAAATTATCAAATTTACTTAAACCAAAATCTTTTTTTAAAACTACAAAAAAATCATTACCAAATTTAGTTTCTAAATATGAATCTATTTTAGTCAAAAATGAATTTTCAAATGCATTCAAAGAATCTAATATAGAAGTTTTATAATAAATAAAATCTTTGTTTAAACTTTTAAGATTTTTAAATTCTGTATTAGTAATTAAATTTATATTAGAATCTTTAGTTTTTAAAGGTAAAATTCTAATTTCTTCTCTAGATGGTGAAACTTCTTGTATCCAAACTCTGGTCAATTCATTATCACTACCCACCTTTCTTCTTACAAAATTTACATTAATTTTAAGAATACCATTTGTAAACCCCAATTCATTTAATAACTTTTCAACATTGATTGCAAGTTCTCTCTGCCCTTGTTTATTTGTAATATTATAAAGATAGTTTTGAATGTCACCTTTTTTAATATATGCAACATTGTTTCCTGACTTATGTGGTAATAGATTATTATTAATATCATAAACAGATACTTCCATAACATCATATTTACTATTTCCAAAATCGGATTTATCTATTTCATTTTTAGATAATATAAATAAATCTTTATCATCAATAAACTTTCCTTCGTTTGTTGAGTTATTATTGATTGAATCAATATTTGTATATTTTGTAATACTCATAATCTATTTAAATTTAAAAACCTTCATACGATTTAGGGTGTGCAATCTTTAAGCGAGTTTTAAAATCTTTTGAATCCGAAGTACCATCCGCTCTGGTCACCTTTATATTAAGTACACCATCAAAGAATTCGGTATTGCCTCTTTTATCAACTAAAACCTTTTCGGGAGTTTCTATAAAAGTTATTTCTTCTGTTGAACCTGCGGTTATTTTAAATGATTCTTTTGGAGCTTTAAACCAAGCTTGTTCTTTCACATATGCAGTTAAAACAGTTGTAAGGGTTTCCGTTCTGAATTTTGTAGTTAGAGTAACAGTTACAGGTTCCAAATCATTATTTGTTAATTTTAAATTTCTACCATATACCCATTCTTTTGCTCTATCTCTTGCATTCTTAATTTTATAACCCATTACCGCGTCGTTTGCTGAACCTTTTGGTGAGAAATTTGCAGTTACTATTTTATTGATAATAGTACCACCTTGACTTTGAGCAACTGACTCTAAATCTTTTTGTTGTCTTACTGCACCTAATTGAGCTTGTAAACCTTCAATGATTGCATTTAATGAATTTATTTGTTGAATCAAAGCTTCAATTTGTGCTTTAAATCCAGTCTTTTGTGATTGCAAAGATGCTCTCAAAATACTTTCATCAACTGATTTTTGTAGTGATGTAGAAATTTGACTAGCAAAATCTTCAATTGTTGCATTTAATGTTTCAATTTGATTAACCAATAAATCGTTAGTTTGTTCAATACTTAATCTATTATTTATTTCAGTTTGAACTTGTGATTCTAATGTAGATATTCTAGAATTAAGAACTACTATATCTCCATTTAATTTTGTAACTACCTTTCTTAAATCTTCGTTTTCTGCAACTTTTTCGTTATATATCGGTCTTGGTACTAAATCTAAATTTGTGTTTGGTATGTTTGGTAGTAATTCTTTAACTTCAACGTCTACGGCTTTTATTAATTCTTCCGTATCATATTTGTCTTTTGTTAAACCTTTGAAAACCAAAGATGATGCAATATTATTAGAATCAACAACATTTATTCCATATTCGTTTCTAGAAATGGCAGCAGAACCTGAAACACTTAGTATTGATTCTAAATCTTTTTTTCTTTGTTCTTCTATCTTCTCACTTATAGATTCCAATGTTGTTAAGGCCATTATTCTACTATTTTGAATATTAATTTATCGTCTACTATTTTAGTAATACCATCACTTTCTATTTTTAATTTTAATCTATAAAATCTATCCGGTGCATATGTAGATGTATCTAAATAAAAATAATTGGATTTAGAATCACAACTTAGTTTAGAATATCCATCAAATGGTACAATTATTTCATTTGTTACATAATCTTCTATTTGATAATAAGATGATGTTGGTAAATATCTAACTTCATCATATCCAATTGTACTACCAAATGTCTTATATGGAAATAACTCTCTACCTTTTATTCTTATTTTTGTTTTAGTATTTTGAAAGTAAGTTGTCTTTAAATCAGTTACAACAATTTTTGTATTTTCCAATGCATCGGAATGTGTTGACCCCGTTATTGGTAATAAACTACCTGTTATGAATGTACTGTCATCCCAAACTATTTCTAATTTTGGTTCGTATATTGTATTAGTCTCTTTAGAGAAAAATTTCAATACACCATAATCTTGTGTATCATTTTCTTTAACCAAATCGTGGTGTAATATGAATCCATTGTTTGGTAAAGAATTATTAATCCATAAATTTACAATACCCGTTACATTCATTCTAATATCATCGGGTTCATTATTAAATGATTGTGATGCCATAGATGCAGTATACCACGTTCCACCACCACCATTATTTATTGAACCAATACTACCACTAACTTGTCCTTGAGATCCTGTTGCATATGATGTATAATCAATAAAGTCATCCAATAACCAGTTTGTTATTCCATCTCTATAATACCAACTAACACCATCGGTTGTAATATTGTCGAATTTGGTACCAGTTCCCATTGTCCAACTTTGAGATACCGCATTTGCGTAAATTGTATATTCCAAAGGTATTTCTTCGGATTTTGCAGCTTTCAAATTAAGGTAGGCTTTCCAACCACTTCCTGTTTCTAAATTAGAAACGTCAAATTTAATTAAAATTCGGTTTATATCTTTCGTTGCACCATAATATAGCTTTGCAACTTCTAATATTTCATCTCTACCTGAATTTTGTTCAGGTTGTTGTAAGTATATACTTGCATCATACGATGCTGGATAGAATTTATGCATTATATTGACCTCCCTTTAATGTCTTTGTTAGGAAATTTAACTTCAAATATAGAAGGGTCTAAAGAAGGATAGACAATCTTACCTTTAGTTGCTTCATCTATATTATATTTATTTGGTGAATAGTTTCCGTCACCACCACATAAGTTTGAAATTTTTACAGATGGAACACTCATTACCCCTTCCACATTTGCCAATATTAATTCTATTTCAGAAATGTTTATTGGTTTATTGAATGTCCAATTATCTATGTTAAAATATCTTTGAATTTCTGCCAAACAATTTGTAAGAACTTCTCTTTTATTGTAATTAGAATAAGTTATGATTTCAAAATCAACACCAATATTTATCACAAATCCATCTATGATATTAACACCATCCGTTAACATTCTATACTCACCCAAATATGTTTTAAGATTCTGTTTAACCGCTTGATTTAAATTTGTTAAGTGTTTATTAGAATCATATCCCAAAACATACATATTAATTGCAAATGGATTGTTTACTTCATTAATAGATGTTTTCTTTTGAGTAAGATATTTAACTAATTCTTTTTGTATATCTTGTTTTGATAAACCTTTAATTGAATCTACTAAATTAGTAAATTCGTTGATATTTTTAGGGCTTGAAAGAATTGAAGATGGTGAGTTATTATCCACTTCACCATCGGGACTAACATATACTTTGGAAACACTACCATATCTCTCAGGCATTGACATTGCTCTCACAATGTAGTCTTGTCTAGTTACAGCTCTATTTTGTGAACCAAATGATGCTAAGGCATTTTGTCTAATTTCTTCAATTGATTCAAAATCTCTACCACCAGTTGCAGCTTCTAAGTTTTCAACTGCAACCGATGATTTTGTATCATTATATGCATTTAATTTGTCAACTGGAATAGATAACAAATCATCATCAAATTCTATTCTTTTTATTTTTGTTAAATCTCTTTGATTTATATTTGATTGAACACCACCACCTACTAAATAGTTTATGTTTAAAGTTTTATTTGCAGGTGCTACACCAAATGTGTTTGTTTTTAAAAAATTAGATGGATCAATTCCTTGATTTAATCTTTGAATTGAATTTGCCAATCCCAAACCCACATTCTTTGGATTTGGTAATATAATCTCATCCGATAGATTTACATCACCACTACCAAATTGTAAATCCATTGTATTATCAGGATTTACTTTTACACTAAATCTGTGTGGTACTTTTTTAATTTCCAAAACATATGGAACCGATCCAGAAAATTGAGACAAATCACCATTATATTCGGTATTTGGTTTTTCTACAAATATAGTTTCTTGTGCCAAATAAGGAACTTCATAGTATTTAATATTATTTTCATCCGATACTGATGTGATTTGTATTATGTTGGTATCTATAAGTGTTGCAGTAGGATAGTCGGTATCATCTCCAAATGTAATTGTCGTTGATACTTCTTGTGCGGATATTGCCTTTACTTTTTTACTTACCAAATATCTAGATGGTACTCCAGTTGAATCACGTTCATATACCTCTATATCCCTATTAGTTGCTGATGAAAAATCAACAGAATCTACTGTTCTGAATATTATTGAAGAATTTGTAGTTGATTCTACTTCCATACCATCTTTAATTCTCAAATAAAAGCTTTCATCAGGTCCATTATTAATTCCAACCAATTGATTTGATGGAACTAATTGATATACGGTTAATTCGGTAACAGCTGGTGAAGTAACTTTTGGTTTATATCCCATCTGTTGTGCCAATGCCATAACATTTTTTCTTTCCGTTGCATGTGATAACATAGATTCTTTCAACTGCACATCTTGATAGAATGATAACATATCACCTATTGCCGCTGCTTGGTCTAAAAATATAGTACCAGGTGAAGCTTCGGAAAAATCAGAATATTGATTTGGGAAATACGTTTTAGTAAATTCTACAAGATTTTGTTTTAAACTTGCAAAGTCTTTACCAACATATGATAATTCCTTAGTTCCTATATTATTTAAAGGTTTAATAGCCATTATTAATTATTTACATTTATTTGAAGTGTCTCTGATAAATTTGGGTTTGATGTTAGTGAAAATTTTATATCCAAAAATATTTTATTATTGTCAATATCATTATCATCGTAGTCAAATACTATTTCATTTATCGTTATATACGGCATCCAAATTGAAACAGCATCTAATATTACATTTTCAATTTTATTTTCAATCAATTCTCCATCAATTTGTTCAAATATTAGTTTCCATATATCACATCCAAATTCTGGTTCCATAATTCTTTCACCTTTGTGAGTTAGAATTAAGTTTTTTAAAGAATCTTTGGCTTGAGTCAATGTGGTGTAGTTAACAGCAAAAATACCATTAGAATCCGATGTTCTATTTACACCAATTCCTAATACTTTATAATTATTTTGTGTTAAGTCGGTAACATTAACTTTACCAAGTTCTATTGCCATTATTTAAATCTCTTTACTAATTCTGAATAATCTCTTGTTAATGCCTTTATTGTTGCATCTTGTAAACCATCACCCGTTGATTCAAAATTTGGAATATTTGATGGTACATTTACATCTCTAAAATCCATTGTTTCCCATTCACTTTCATCAACTCTCAACTCCGGTTTAATCATATCCAATACACTTCCAACCGATTGAGCACCCTCTTTTCTTTGTTCCGATGTAAATGGTTGGGTCATATTCAAAATCTCATTAATCATAGGGTCTTTTGAAAATTCCTTCACAGGTCTTTGTGATTGTTGAATTGGTTGTTGTCTTTTAACCGGTGTAGGAGTAACTTCTGTCATTTCTTTCAATGATGGAGTAGATGATTTCTTTTGTGAGTTTAATGTAACTGCACCAGATTTGATAAGCTTAGTTATTTCTTCTTTAACTTGTTGCTTAACTTCGTTTTTAACAACTTCTTTAATTAAAGTTAATAAAATTTCTGATTTCATAATAATTGTTTATATATGTTTTAGTAATAAATATTTGATTTAATAATTTATCCAATAACTTTATATCCAGTCCAATTTAATATTGCCGGTGCCGGTGGAGCTGGTGGGGTATATTGTGCCAATACGGACATATTGCCCGATGTTCCCATCAAATGAAACTTAGCCAAATTGATAAATGGGTCTATGAATATGTTCGTTGGAAAAGAGAAAACAAATGTTGGTGGTATAAACCATATATTTGGTATATTTGGTAACCTATCTAATATAATTTGTTCTGCCAAATCTCTTAACTCTTCCTCAGTTGGTATTTGTTCCTCTATTTGTTTTTTAATTTCTTTTATATTTGGAATTTTTGGAATAGAAACATACAAAGATAAATCTATTTCAGGAATCAATCCTTCTGCGGTATCTTTAACATACTTTACAACCTCTTCCTTAGTGGGTGTTGGTTTTGGAATACTATTCTTTACAAGTTCAATTGCATTCACTATTGGAATAACAAATGGTTGTAATACTATTTCTTCAATAGGTGGTATTATTTGTTTTTTTATTTCTTCAACTGCCTGTTCTATTAACTTCTCTTTAGCTTCCTCTATTAATTTCTTTTTACTTGGTAATTTTGGAAATGGAAACTTTATAGCTTTTTTAATTTGACTGCCAATTGCAGGTTTTTTCTTTTTGGCTTCTTTTAACTTTTTAATTATTTCAATTGCACTTTTAACTATTGGGTTATTTTTGATATCTGGTGCAACTACTTCCTTATTTATTATTTTCATTGCAGTTTCATATAGTGGAATCGTTATTGGTGGTAGTGGTGGAATACCTGGAATAGTAACCGATTGTTTTTTAAGTTCTTCCTCTAATATTTTTAAAGCTTCAACTTCTGCTTTATTTTTAGCTGCTGAAATGGTAAGTGATGTTGGATTAGGCCCAATATTTTGAATAGTACCAGGTGCAGGCAATGTAGATGCCCATCCTAATGGTTTTAATAATGGATTTGGTATTGGTGCCATTTCACCACCCAACCAATATGCATCAAATGCTGCAGGATAAATTTCCTCTAATATATTAAAATTATCACCATCACTTTCTTGTGCTTTTTTCATTGCATTTTTGATAGCATCGGCCATACCTTTGACATTGCCATTAACAACAGGAACTCCGTATATATTATCACCACCTCTTTTTATACATTGGTCATACTCATTTGCATAGAAATCAGCAAATGCTTCCGTATCGGCAGAAAAACGACCAGAAATCATTGATTCTAAAATATTCTTTTTAAATATTAACCAAGACATATTACTTACTTAAGAAATTATTAGACGATAACATATCCCTTAATTTGGATTTAATTACATCAAACTCAAATCTATTAGAAGGGCCTTGGAATGTAGGGCCTGATGGTGTTGCGTATATTTGTTTGTTTATTGCATCAATTAATTCTCCCATTAGTTTTATCAACTCACCACCCAATACCATTTTTTGAACATCTGCACCCGCATCTCCTGCACCTTTGTCTTTACCTAAAAATATTTTACCATTCTCCGAATTAAGAAATATTTGATTTGCACCTTCGGAATGTATTGTTATATTTTGTTTATTATGTATATAAACTTCCTTCTCCGCATCTATTGAATAGTTACCATCGGTTATTACACCAGTATTTCCTTTTCCAAATATAATAAACTCCGATGCTTTTGCAGAAAGAATTACTCTATCCGAATTTAAGAATAGTTGGTTGCCCGTTAGTTTTTCCGAATTAGGATATTCTTTGAAAGCTACTTTTGTTTTGTTTATGTTTTCCTTAAATGGTACTTTAACTTTGTTAGATGTGATATAAATTGATGTACCATCTTTATTAATATCTTCATCAACCAAAGTACCGATTGGTTTTGAATCCAGTTCCGAATTTTGTTTATTACGAATAAATATTCCTGGTGAATGGGTTTTCCCATCCTCAGATAAAAACAAATCAGAAAATCTTATTGTATTTCCAGACCTACCACTTATAATAGTATCACCTTGTTTTGGGTTTAAAAATTTAATCTTTTCGTTGATAGTATAACCTATTTCTTCTTTTTTAGTTTTACCTGAATTGGTAGAACCCCCTGTTTTTGCCGAATCGGAATATGATTTGCCGGACGTAGACGTACCTTCAGTATCAACTGGTCTAGTTGCATTATAGGTTATTTCATCTCTTCTATAATTTGAGTAAGGTGTGTTGGTATATGGTAACCAAAACGTTTGATTGAACATTTTTAATATTACAACCGTTTCACCTTTTATCGGAAATGTAAAATTATTTTTGTCAAATGGAAATGCATAATCTTCAATTTCAAAAGTATTTTCAAATTCATAAGTTATTGCACCATACATTCTCGTATCTAAATCCGAAAAATCTTTATTATCGTTAAATACAGAAATCACATCTTCTGCATCTTTTTTTAAGAAATTAGAATTTGTCGGATAAACATTATTGACAATAGCTAAAAATGATTTTATCTCAGTCATTATAATTTAGTTTTAATTTCTTCAATTTCAATTTGTAAATCACCCATTCTTTCTTTCGCCTTTTCTTCAACTGCATTTATAGTGTCTTCCATATCAGCCAGTAATTGTTCCTTTTCTTGTTCACTTAACCAACCATCTTCACCAATACCCTTAGCTTCGGCAGCTGCAAGTCTTTGTGCAATAGTTGCAAGTTTAATTAAGTGGTCATCATTTTTAACCGATACCTCAATTAAGTCTTTTATGATAGGTGCAATAACCGTTGCTTCACCAACATTACGAATTAATTTTCTCAATGATTCAATTAAATCTGAAATGTTTTTCTTTTTGTTTTGTTGGTTTTCGTATATATCTTTGAATAGTGATGATAAGTTTTTACCATCAAATAGTTGAAATTCTGCACTCATTATTATAATTCTTTATTAATTAATTTACTGACAACCAATTTATCTTCTGCAGAAAGTTGTTGAAAAAATTCTTGTGAAATATTTTCCCATGATTTAGATTCTTCTAATATTGGTAATCCGGTATCATCACAGGCCATTACTCCTAATGTACCTGCCCAACAATTTATAGATTCTAATTTTATTAATTGTTCCATACTTTTATTTAATAATAAATATTCTTATATTATAAAGTTAAATTTTTATATCACCATCCCTATCAAATTCATTATAAAGTGCCATTTGTTTTTCTTTCATTTTGTTGACAACTTTTGTAATATAATGAGTAGGGTGACCTGTCATTTCTCTTATAAGTAGGTATAATGATTTTTTATTAAAGTTTTCTATGTAATTCGCTCTTCTAAATAATTCTAATACTGAGTCTGCTATTTGCATATCTCTTTTTTTGGGAAAGTGGTTTTCTAAGTGTTTGTCCCAATAAGCCAACATTCTAATATTAAATGTTTTAAACTCATCATTTCTTTCTTCTTCTCTAAAATTATTTTCAGTATCAAACGATTCAGGTAATCCTGACATTACATCTGTATCTTTATATCGTTTGTAATTTGCATTATTATTTAAAATAAGATAGTTTCTTGCAACAATAGTAAAGTAAGAAAATGCTTTACCTTTACCACTTTTGTACATGTGGATTTTTTCAATCATAAATGCAACAACCTCCGACATTACGTCTTTTGGGTCATCATCAAAGTAAGTAAACTTCCACTTATTATAAACTATCTCTGCAAGTTTATCAAATGCAGATGCAATCCTTTCTCTATACAATTTATCTTTAATATATTGGTCATTTGTTAAATTGTATTCAATTATCGCGTCTTCGGTATCTTTTGTGAAATATTGACGATTAGGCCCTCTTTTTTTTCTAATTGGCATTTTGTTTTGTTTTGAATTTTTCAATAGTTTCTTTTATTTGATAAAATATAGAACCTACTTCATCATCCTTCTCAAACATTTCACGACTATCTATCAATCGTAATGCCTCCAGTAATGCTTCGTTTCTTTCCAACTCGGTTTGTAAAAATATATCATTTTCTTCTATGATATCTTCATATTTTTCTAATTTTTGTAAAAGATTATAAATTGCAAATGATAATGCAACTAATAATACTGATAATATTGATATTATTGTATATAACATAATTAAACGATTTCGTATCCTTGTAAAAAATAATTGTTTGCCTTTTTATACTTAACCTCTACTAATTCACCCTTTGGTGACTTCATTACGATTAAATCATTTCTGCCATAATTTACTCGTTTTACAACCTGTGTGTTGTAAACCCTATCTTTGATTGTAAATCCGTCTAAATGGTCAATTTCATGTTGAACTATTACAGTCATCATTGTTTCTTTTGAAATTGATTCATTTTGAGTATCTCCATCGGGATTAATTTCAAATGTTAATTCACCTAGGTTATCAGTTTCTATAATAACTTTAGAAGCTCTAATTGTTCTAATTGGTTTTGTAAGTGTTGATGGAATTGATAAACAACCTTCAAAGAATAAGAATCCTTCTTTTGATTTTTCTTTAATGATTGGATTTACTAAGAATAATTCTTCATCACCGAATTTAATTAAACATACTCTTTTCTTAATTCCTATTTGTGTTGCAGAAATTCCTAATCCTGGGTGTTTTACCAAAGCTTCACTTAATTGTAATCTTAATTCATCGGATTCTTGTTGTGTAATTTCTGTTTTGAGTGTCGGTGTTTTTAGATACTCCGTAAATTCTTTTGTTGTTAGTCCGTTGGAACCTTTGTCAACTATTAATTTCATATTTTATTTTTTTATTTTTTATCTATATTATACACAATGATATCCCCATTTGAATCAATATATTTCAATCCACCAATATCACTTATTTCTTTTGGTGCATTGTGATATACAACTTCATATAATGGATTTCTACCATAGTTTACACTTTCAATGTCTGGAATAATTGATAACATTATTTTATCCCAATTGTTTGTAAAAAATGGTTCTTTTTGTAATTCTTGTAATACTTCTTGTGCTGATTTTGGATTGTTTTCATCCTTTTGTACATCTCTAATTGCAACCCAACAATTCTTTCCTTTTTCTAATTGTTGATTAATTAACCACTCATGTCCTTTGTGCCATTTTTGCCATCTACCGATGAATAGTGCGTATTTTTTCATAAATTATAATTTCGTATTTCTAATATACGAAAATAATTCTAATTTACCAAATATTAATAATATTTTATATTATCTTCTTCGTTTCTAATTCTATTCAATTCACGTATGTTTCCCTTTTTATTATTTAACCAATAATTAACCGCCTTTGTGTTGTTTATCCACAATTTACGATTATTCCATGGGAAATCAGGATGCATATAATTTTCCCATCTTAAATCTAATGAATCGTTGTCATCAGCTTCATCAATTCTTTTAACATCATCCAAAGCATCATCGTTCCTAACAGATTCATTTTCATTTTTTTTGTTAGTCTCATTTTTTTCGTTTTCGTTAATAATATTATCTCCGTAAACCTCATATAAACCCAATTTTTCATCGTTTTCCATCATTTCAACTAAAATTTCTTTTTGTTTACTTTTTTTATTGGAAATTAACCCGTTGAATGCGATAATTAACGCTACTGCCAATGGGTCAAACACTATTACAATCAAAAATATGAAGAATTTTACAACATTTTTCAGTTCCATACCAAATGCTTCGGCAATAAACCTAAAACCACCTACTTCTTTTTCTAAATCTAAATTTGAAGTCTTAATTTCGTTGATTTTTTCGTTATTTTTAGCATTTTCCGTTTGTAAAATCTCTATTTTTTTATTAATTTGAGCAGTTTGTCTATCTTTTTGGTCAATTGAACGTAAAAGACGAGAATTTACCTTACCTTTGTCTAAAATTGTGTTTTGTGTTGAGGATAATTGACCTAATTGAGTGTTTAATTGGGTAATTTGAGCAGTATTTTGGTCAATTTTTGTAGTATAGACTAAAACTTCTCTATCTACCTGTTGCAATTTTAAGGACTGAGATTGAAATGCATTAGAAAGATATCCAAATATACCTGCAGAAGTGATTAACATCAATAATGCAACGGCAGAGGTCAAATACCACTTATTAAATCCCTTAATGTTTTCCCACTCTTGTTTAAGATAAGTTGCAGCAACTAATTTTGCAAACTCCAAAGCACCTGCCATTACCATAACCGATACGGCTGCTCCACTAAATAGAACACCCAAACCTGTTACGGAGAAGTAAGCTGCACATCCGGCAATAATTAGTGCAGAAAATCCGACTAAATATTTAAGCCAATTCATTTATCTATTGATTCTAGTTAACTCTGCAACACGTTCTGCAATCTTTCTTGCATCTTCTAAAGTAGTATGTGCTTCTGATGGCGTCATTGCTTGTGCACCTGTGATTCCTTTTTGTAAAATTCTCAATTTACCGTCTAAAGACTCTAATAACGTTTGTATTTTTTCATTGTATATCATAATAATAAGTATTTATTTGTAATAAAAAAGGTAGAAGTGTTTAATCTCCTACCTTTCTAATATACGAAAAATAACTGAATTAACCAACTTTCGGGGTTAATTTTTTTGGTTTGGACTCTTCTTTTCTTTCAATGGTAATTAAGAGAATACCATTTTTAATTTCAGCTTTTGCTTTTCTACCATCAAAGTTTTTACCTACGGCAATTCTTTCTTCAATGTCCGAAACTAATTGATTGAACGGATTTTCTTTGTCCTCTTTTAATTTTTTTGCTTTGATTTCAATTTTGTCTTCAAAACAATCAATTTCAATATCTTTTGGTTCATGTCCTAATACTGATAATGCAATTGATGCAGATTCGTCCTTTATGTCTACTGCAAATTTGTTTGGAACATACGTTGTTGTTTTTGGTTCATTAAAGAACTCTTCAAATAATTTACTGTAATCAATCATGTACATAATAAATGTTTTTAGTTAATAATACTCTATATAATTCAATTACTATACCAAAGTATGTTTATTGACAAAATGTCATTACATTATGTTATCTTGTCTTTCAATGATTGTAGACATATGGTCTGCCCAATGCATAATAAATTGTAACTTGTAAACCAATTGTTTCTTTAAGTCGTGACCGGCTAAATACTTTTGATTATCTTCATCATACATACCATCGGTAAGCTTGATTGCGAAGTACTCTTTCTCATTATACTGAATACCATAGTGATTCAATGTAAAAAAAGTTCTATCAGTTAGGGTCATATATGGAATATTCTCATTACGAACAAATAAAGTTCCGTATTTCTTTTGAGACCATTCTTCCTGATTTGGTAAATAATGTAGTTCACCTTTAACACCCAATTTTCCTAAATCGTGATGTAGACAACTAAATATCAATTCTTCTTCGGTAAAATCTATCTCTCCACCTTGTGATACGAACAGGTCTCTCATTTTAAGAGCGTTCTTACATACATTAAAGATGTGGTCTATATACCCACCTATATATGCGTTATGATAGTGTTTTGAGCCAGATGCAGCGGATAGTGTGAGGTTAACACCCAATTCTTCTTCGGAATACATATGGAGTAATTTCTCCAATCTCTCACCTTTGAAATATTTTTTGATTATTGCAATAAACTTATCGTAGTTTTGCTTTAATTCTTGTTCTGTCTTTTGTTTCATCTTTTAGAGTTTAATTGTTTATAATACTCCAATATACGACAAATATTTGACATTACCAAATCATTATATAGTATATCGTTAAATAATATAACAAAAAAGCTCTATTTTCAAAGAATTATTCTATTTTTTTGTAAGTTATACCATCGTTCGCTATATCCGATTTGATTAACTCTCTATTTTGTATAAAGTAATGTTTATTAAGTGATTTTATATTAAAAATTTTATTATTGTGTAAGTATTCAAACTCATAATCCAATGTTCTTTTCCAACCATTCTTTATAAACCAATTAAATAATTTAATTGCCGATTTGGGGTTAACGCAATAACAATCACAATATGGTTGAAATTCGTAATTTTCTCCACCTTTTAGTATTAATACATCAAAATCGTCATTTATTAAATCTCTCCATAAGAAGTCAATCGGGTGATTTATATGAATGTCATCTTCAAATATGAAAAATGGAACATCTTCTTTATAACATTCCAACCAGACCATCATATGAGATAAATTGCAGGATATTACCCCCCATTGATTAATATCCCATTCCCAATAATCTGCATCTTTAAATAATGAATTGATAAGTGAGTTATTTCTCAAAACACCCCTATAATCAATAGATTCAAAAATTTCAATATCTATACCCAATTTATTTGAAATTGATTCAATATTTTTTCGTCTTATGGCCGATGATTGTCTGTTTATAGCTTTAAATTTATAACTCATATAATAATTTCCAACCTTTTTTTATTTGATTATCAAAAAATTCATACATGTTTTCTCTAAAATTATTTGGGTTGGTTTCATACAGGGAGACTTCGTCAACTCCATATTTCCATCCTTCTAAACTACCCCATAGGTTTTTATCATTTTCTGGATGAGGTGGTACGAATGTAGGAATACCTTGTTTTTGTAGTTGATATGAAAAGTTCATGTCCTCACCACATTGAAAGTATTTTGTATTTGGTATTTCTGACCAATAATATTTTAACCACTCTTTTTTAAAGAACCAGTTGTGAACAACATAATCAACTTGAATAGTTTCTTCATTTGGTTTACACCAACCTATTCTATTGTAATTATCTTTATAATGTGTGTTTGAATTAAATTGGTATCCACACGTACCATAAAGACCTTCTTTTATTTGAAACTCATTATAACAATTCTCTAACCATTTTATTCCAGGTATGGTATCATCATCAATAACACAAACAAAATCCGATTTAGCATTCAACGCCATAGAAAATCTTGCCCACACTCCTAAATTTTGTAATGAGTTATCACAAACTAAAATCTCATCTGGTTTTAATGTTTGGTTTCTTAAAGATATAAACTGATTCTCAAGTAAATGAGGTCTTTTATACTTTGTTAATATTACAGTTATCATTTAATAAATTTAAATTTTTTGGGCCTGAAATGTCTTTGTCTTTTTGTTCTGGATGTTCCAAATGAACAATAATACCATGCAGTCTTTTAAATTTAAGGCCTTTATTAATTAATCTCATATGCCTCTCATCATCCTCTCTACCCCAACCTTCAAAATCTTCATTATTCATTCCCACATTTAAAAATTTTTCCCTATCAATAATAAAAATACCACCAACACATTTAGTACCCCAGGCCTCCCTCAAAGTATAATCTGGTTCATTGAAACAATCGGTATATGGTAATGAGTAATCTACTTCATTCATTATTATTTCTTTTACTGCTATGTATATATTATAAGAATTTAATAAGATAATATCAGCATCAATAACACAAATAATTTTTTTATTTGATATTTTAATACCATCATTAATACATTTGGATTGATTGTGAGGTAAGTCCTTTTTAATAAAAATATAATTAAAATCATCTATTTGAATAGTTTGATTATTTCCCTGTTCCGAAACTATAAATGTGGAATCTTTAAAATTTTTTTTATAATATTCAATTACCCTTAGTAAATTATCTTTTCTTTTTTCGGTGTCGTATCTATATGGAAAAATAAAATCAACTTCATTCATAATACATTTCAATCTATCATCGTAGGTAAAATTAAATGCTCTTAGATGTTGTATAATTTTACTAAATTCGGTGTTAATTTCATAATGTAACCCTGATAATAAACAAGACATAATAATAGAGTACCCTTCTTGGTCTCCAAATCTTTCATTGTTTACTAATATATCTGATTTGTGTTTTATTTCGGTAAAATTAATATAATTCTTAAAAAATTTGTTAACAATTACTTCATCAATGTTTTCAAAATTAAAAACATAAATGTCTTCCCATACCGATGTTAAATTTTCAAAATTAAAATTATATTTCTTCAATTCTTGTCTATAATATTTGTAATTTTTTTGAGATAAAAAAATCTCCATATTTTCAGGAAAACCCCTTCTAGTAAATGTAAATCCAGTGTTAAATTCTATTTTTTTAAAATCAATAAAAAATTGTTTATTAAAAATTAAAATATCGGAATCTATGTATAATATTTTTTTGTACCCCAAATCATAGATATTTTTTACTGCATCTATTTTATGATGATATGAATGTGGTTGTGAATGGTATTCTATTACTTTAACATTTTCTACCTCATAAAAATCAGGTTTATCAGTGTATACAAATAAATCAAATTGGTTTGTGTCTATACTATTTAATAGTATCAACGATAGTTTATGGAACTCTTCACTTCCATATGCACATGTTAAAAAGGCTGATTTCATTATTATTGTTTATTAAAATGTGTGACTATTCCAATTATATGAACCATATGTAGATTTGATTGACTCATGCATTTGTATATCTAATTGCTTTAATAGATTAACTAACAATATTCTATAATATAAATGCCATCTGTATCCTGATAAATGTATAATGTCTGATGACTTAAAATCATTCAATAATTCATCATAAGCTTTTTTGTTTAAATCACCATATCCTTCATTATTAGTTTTACCTCCTTTAATTAAATCTCCAAAAACAAATAAATCTTCAAATCTATTCGTTTCCAATAGATAATTTATTTGAATAAATTGTTCTAAGACTGTTGGTAAATCCTTTATTTGATTTAATTTTTCATAATTTTTTAGTAAAAATTCTTTTGTTTTTTTAAATGATAATATCAATTCATCATTATTACAACCAAATATAGAACAATTGTATGCAGTTAGTGGATTAAAATTATCTAACATTTCATCATCTATAACCTTACAAACCTCTGAAAATATCTTTATATAGAATGCATACTGATTATTCAGCTGATTACCATATGGATTGCATGCCGGTTCTTTAAAAGAAAATAAAATATCTTTATCAACCTTATCAAATATGATATCATTGTTTATAAAGAAATCATGGTCTATATGAATAAATGGTTCGGTTTGTTCTGCAGCCACAAATATTTTAAACATCACATTTTTATGAGAAAATCCGGTATTTTGTTTTTCTATCACATCATAACAATTTGATATATCAACCAATTTATCAAAATATTCGGTACCTTTAAAAAATTTAATAATTTCTTTGTTAGTATATAAGTTTATTGATTTATATTTAAATTTTGATTTAAATAATTTAACTGATACACATAAACAATACAAATCTATTAAATAGAAATCTCTATTACACTCCCAATCTATTTCAGGTGGTACATATGTGTATATTATGTTTTTATCCGATGTATCCATAATAATATATTTTTATATCATTGTTTTTATACTCTCTCCATACATCCAATACAATACTATTTGTTGGTAATTGAATGTTATTATATTTTCCCATGTGACCTAACAAATATATTGCCGGATACAATGTGGTATCAAATTCAACTTCTTTACCCAATTGATTAACATAATATGAAGTTAAAATTGTAGTAGACCCTTCTAAATAGTCTACATCTGGTTTATAACTTTTACCTAAAATAACAATTGGTAAATTGTATTCATTTGATAATTCTACCAATCGTTTTGCTATATTTTCAGCTTGGACTTCTCTAGCTCTCATTATAGCATCAAATATATCATAACCTAAGTTATATTCTCTGGCCATCCATCGTAGTGCAATATTGTCTCTTGGATGACATCCACCACCATCTCCCATTCCTGCTTTCATATAAGCAGAGCTAACAATTCTTTTTGTACTTCGTTCTAATGCACCCGTGATAGTATCGGTATTCATATTACCATTCTTTTCAGCAACATCTTGTATCATATTTACCAATGCTACTTTTGTTGAAATAAATGTATTATAGAATATCTTTATAGCTTCGGCATCATCCCATGTACCAATTTCATATCTAACACCACTTGTAATAAATGTTTTATAAAACTCTATTAAAAGTTTAGCATCACCGGTATTACTACCATCTTCAGTTCCTATTATTATCATTTCAGGATTAACCATATCCCATTTTACCGTTCCCATAGCTATTAGGTATGGATTGTATATGAATCTATAATTTTTTACCAATGGTATAAATTCTCTTCTAATGGTACCTGGTAGTACTGTTGATATTAAAACAACCAATTGTTCTTTGCTAGTATGGTTGTTAATTTCATTTAATATATCTTTTACTATTGAATAATCAAAATCCTTAGGTTCTAAATGAGATGTTGGATATCTACCATCGTAATCCTTATGATGCGGTGTTGGTACTGCTACAAAAATTATTTGTTTATTAAAACACACATCTTTTATCGTTTTAACCATTTTAAAATTTTTAGGTACAATATTATTTACATCGTATCCTTCAACATAATGATGTTCGGCCATAACCTCAGAAGACTCTTTACCCAACTTGCCTACTCCTATAAATCCTATTTTCATATTAATTTTTTATTAGTTATAGTTATTTGATTATTAATATCCGATGTAAGTAATTTGAATAAATTTAAAGTATCGGTATCCGATAACATATGATTAAAATTATGTATTAATACTTCTTCCATCTCTTGTGTTATTTTAAAACATTCATCTAAACTCCAACTAGATATTTTTTCTAGTATAGTAACTATTTTTTCCAATCTTTTAGAAAATTCTATCTCTTCATCATAACTCTCATCCCACCATTTATCAAATGTTTTGAATCCCATAGATTGTAACATTTTAATAGAATTTGGATTACCAAATAAAATAAATGGCTGAGCTCCAAATATTGGTTTATAGATTTTTTCTGAAAAGAATATAGAGTCAGTATCAATTAACGATTCGGATACTATATTAACAAACGATTCCGTATGTGCTTTTTTATTAAATGTACCTGCTTTATTATTTTCTAAATCCGGTTCATCATAAATCGTATGTTTTGTTGAATCATAGTTTTCAAAAAAAGATACTATTCTATCTTTAGAATATATGTAGTCATTATCTATAAATGAACGCATTAACATGTGGTATTCAAGTGGATTACCATTATCAACTCTTCCTAATGTGGTAATTGATGTATTTTTTAATTTATCATTTGACTTAAACTCTCCAAATAAAGCAATTCTATGTAATTTTGGTACTCTATTGAAATTCAAAAAATGACGAACTTTATTAGTATTTCTATTTGAATTTAAACAATTTTCAAACACATCTCGCATTGTTTGCTTAGTATGTGGGTTTAATTTATGGCCGTGATGAAACCAAATACTATTTCCGAAATATGAATATGGATATATTAAGAATGAATCGGCAATAACACCATCTTTGACCAACCTATTGTATTTTTCTTTGGATATCATATTTGAAGTTATTACCACCACCGATTCTTTTGTAAGATTGTATTTTTTGCACAAACCATCTATCCATATGAAATTATCAACTCGTTGGCCGAAGAATCCTTCTGTGGGTTGTATGAATACCAATTTACAATATCCATTATGTATAGCTTCAATCAATAAATGATTTAATTCTATTGTTTTATAATTATTAAATAAATCATTATTGTACATTATGATTGGATAAATAAAGGATTCCTTTTTAGAATAAAATTCCTCCAAAGTTCCTTTTCTAAATGTATCATAAGTGTTATCCAATATATTTTCAATATTTTGACTTGCAAATTGGAATAACTCATGTCTAATATAACCACTATCATCCGATTTAATTGTATATGGAAACTTTATACCTAATTTTTTTTCGGTTTCTTCTAGTGGTATGGATGTTATCGTATGCCAAGGATGTATATCATAGTTAGCTACATTTGATGTTGCATACAATGGGTTACCAGTTTCATCATAAACTAATATTTTATTATAAGCTACATTTATTTTGATTGATTTTATATTATGCATTTTTTATTGTTTGTATGTATATGTGATTGTTATTACCCGTATAATCAAATATTTTAAATTTAGTAATTTTTTCAAAGTCATATAAACCCAATAGTCCGTATTTATTTGAATTTACATATTCATCATATTCGTTTAACTCTATTAAATATTTCTCTTTAATATTTTCTACTATCTCATTTGTTAATATTTTTTCAGAAAGTATTGTGTATTTAAAATCAATATCGTATGTAGTTTCTGCATCAAATTGATTTCTACCCAATAGTATTTGTGAATTATCGTAATCATTAAAGAATTCGGCATCCACATTAATTTCAAATTTAAATTCATTATTTAAATAATATTTGATAACCGAACTATCGGATGAATATACTACCATTATTTCATAATCCAATCCGAACTCAAAATTAAAATAAACACCAGTTCTATCTACTACATCTTTATCATTAACTTTTAATGTATAGTTTGTAAAGAATAAATGAGAATCTACAATGTTATTTTCGGAATCCGTATATGAATGTGGGTCAAAACTTATTGAACAAACAAATGGAATTTTCCAAAATATAACAATGGGTTCATTGTTGTATGAATCTAATTTGTTTACACTAAATTTTGTATAGATTGTAAAATCATTTTTACCAAATATTTTTTTACATATTTCTCCTTTTTCCAATCCATACATTTTAAGAATTGGCCATAGAACCAAATATTCATTTCTATTTGTTATCATATTTTACTTTTTATTTTATGGTAAAATTCTTCCATTTCTGGAAATGTTTTTAAAAAATTAGTGCCTCTTCTTAAATCGTGTTCATCTACGAATTTTATAAAATCTATTCTATTTTGATTTAAATTATCATCCTCCGACAATGACCAATCGTATATTCTTTTAATTTTTTGAACTTCTATATCATTAAATCCCATATTATCTCCATCGTAGTTTTCAACCGAATTATAGACTACAAACTCTGCTTGTTTTCTTATTAGTTCTTTGTGTTCTAAATCCAATATCTTAACTGTTTGATGTGGTGGGTATCTTAAATACGATGCATCCACCGGTGCAGTTGTTAACCAATATCTATCGGGATTCTTATGTTCAATTCTTAAATCTAATACATTTTTTAAAAATGTTCTAAATGAAAAAACACTTAATGCATTATATGTTGTCATAAATACAACAGTAACTTTTGGAACTTTTTCTAAAATTTTATTTACATTATCCCAGAATCTATTAAATTCTAAACCATGCCTAATATATTCTGCCTGTGCACCCCAACCATCCAATGATGTATATATTATCATTTCATTCACCAAACCTTTATCTGTGATTATTTGTAATTTTTCTATCAATTTGTTTATTAAAGAATCAGGTACACCCAAATTTGAATTTATTGATAGGTTTAATTTTTTATTTGGTAATGGGTGTTGTATAATATAATCCAATACATCCCAAGTATCTTTTGATAAAAGTGGTTCACCTCCTGTAATTCTAAATGTGTGCAAGTCTTTGTATAAATCAGGCCACCATTCCCAAAAGGCTTTTACATATGGATTGTGTTCCGAATGTTTATATGGCATTTTACCTTCGGATTTAATCCAATCTAATTGGCCGAATTCGGTTGATGTTGGATATTTTCCATATCTTTCTATTTCCTCCATCCATTGTGATGAAAACATCGGGCCACAATATGAACATTTAAAATTACAAGTATTACTAAAAGATACTTCTACATACTTTGGATTATAATTTTCTCTATGGTCTATATTTTTAATTTCATTAAAATGTTCCCAAGACCAGGGTTCTTCTGATTTAAATATTCTATCGGATAACATATTGGAGTTATCTTCTACATTCCAACAATAATTACATTCACTAGGACGTTTACCATTTAACATTTCCTTCCTAGCTCTTTTTTTCTCTTGTGTGTTATGTAATGCCGTTGGGTTTCTATTTAATTCCGTTAATGGTATTTTATGTGGAGATGGGTGATGGCAACTATGTGTTAGGCCATTATGTAAATGCATTGTAACCTGTGTCCATTTTGCCAAACAAAACCCACAACCTACTTTATTTAATTCTTCCTTAACTTCTTCTAATTTGTTTTTACTCATATTCCAACATTTATTTGTAATGTATTGTTTTCTTTAATTTTACTATTTTCTACAAAATATAAATCACTCAATCCATCTTTTTGAGATAACATTGGGTCGGTGGATACTTCATTTGAAAATCTCAATTGATTCCACCTTGTTTCTTGGTGTTTCCATTTATTATTAACAAATCCATTATTTTCGTGATATAATGAAATAAATTTGGAATTTCTTCTATATGGTATTTTAACTATTTTATAAGGTGATATTTTTTTATTTACAATTTCACAATTAATAATTTGGCCATCGTTTTTATTTCCTGATAAATCTTTTAATTTGTTTCTTTCTATTTCGTTGGTATTAAAGTGTACAACAGAATCTTTTATTTCTTTGTAATCCATTTCTATGATGTTTTTAATATCATCTTCATTCATTACTTTATTAAATACCATAAACGAATCAATATAACCCTTAAAATAATTTTCATCACCCTTACGATGTGGAGACCCCATACCTAAATAAAAATATGGTTCTTTATTATAATTGTAAAGATTATCATATTCAATGGTATCTACCAAATTTGCATCTTGATAAAAATTTATTTTTTTGTTTTTACTATCAATTGTTATTGTTATAGTTGTTTTATAATTTGTTTTCATTTCGGAAGTCAAATACAATATTTCTTTATTTTTATTAAATAATAGAAAATTATATCTTTTGAATGAATTATATGATATACTTACATCATATCCTGGAATACTAAAAACCGAAAATGTATCACTATCTTTTTTATGATTATAAACTATATCATCGGGAAAAAAAGAAACTGATATAGTTAAATCTTTTGTAAAATCAATTTTATTTTTTACTTTTACATATGAGTTTATTCCATTAAATTTTAAAGAAGTTTTTGCAATTGGACTATTATATAATTTTAATCTATCCAATTTAATATCCTTTCTTTTACATCTTAATAACAAATCATCATCTTCAAATCCCCAACCCCAATATTTGTTAGAGTATCCATTTATTTTTTCAAAAGCTTTAGTGGGAAACAAAGTTACACCACCAAAATATTCATCAAATGTTTTTTCTGCCAAATGAATTGGTATATCAGAATATGAATAATCAACATCAATTGGTATCATATCTACATCGTGAAAAACAACATAGTCACATTTTAATTTTTTAGCATACTTAAAACCTATATTCAACAAAGTTCCTCTATTGAATAGTTTATCGTTATTTTGTTCAACTATTATAATTCTATAATCAATTTTGGTATTATCTAAATATTTTTGAATCTCTTGTTTAAATAACATTAGTTGTAAACTCCGATTTCTATATGGTACTATAATTCCCAACCTATGCATCTTCCGGCTTTATTGTTTTATGCCACTCATGTAGATAAAATTGTATTCTATCACTCCAATCTTGTTTATCTATATCTTCAAACCAAATTGTAAGTGCATCTAATGAATTTGCAATTTTCTCCAAAGCTTTAACTTTTTTTTCTTCTAATTTTAATTCTTGTTCTGTCATTATATTGATATTATTTTGTTTAATAATTCTTTCCATTGTGAATAACCACCATAATCACCACCTATATTCTCAAATCCATATCTTGTATCGTTTAAGTCAAATTTAAATCCAATCTTTCTTAATTCGGTATACATTTGACGATATTCATGTGAGTACGCATATTCTTTGTTTATACTTGCAACATCTCTAATTCTATCTATACAGGTACTATCCCATTTAAAATGATGAACTTGTACATTGTATTTGTTTATAGGTGCAATTAGAGGATGTGACCAACCCTGCCATCTCCAAGTACTATGGTCGTCTATCTTTGCATAATGTTGTCCTGGTAAGAGTTCTACACTACCTTTCATTATACAAATCTTATTTGGGTTTGCTCCACTTAAAGGATGTCTAAAGAAACCTGCAATTGGAAATTGTTGAAATATATTAACTCCATCCAATAGTTCACTAAAACCACCATCTTCTCCTATTCTATCTATGAATCCACCTCTAACCATTTGCCAACCATTCCACTCACAATCTGAAATTATTTTGTTTAAGTCTTGTGAATATATGTGAAACTCATCGTCATCGGAAACTACCCACCAATCATTAGGAAATAATTTTTTAGTATCATTATATAGTTTAGTTACCTTTTCCCAATTATACTTTTGACTACGATATCTTTTAACTATTATTGCAGTTGGAAATTCATCTACTATCTCTTTAACCTTATCATATGTACTTTCACCATCCCACTCATATACCACCACAAACATTTCGTCTACTACATTCTTATAATGATTTAACATATGTCTTAAAGTATTGGTTCTACTACCTGTAACTGTAACTAATCTTAATTTCATTTTTTTCTTATTAGGGTTAGGCCTGTTGAGGCGGGTTTGTTTTTAATAATTCCAAAGTTAAACATATTAAATATTTCAAATTTATCTCTATCTATTTCGTTTACTAATTGTGCAGGGCCAGTCCAATCAATGTGAAATGGTTTAGCTTCTTCGGTTACTATAAAATGATTTTCGTAATTTGTATCTGTATCGTGAATTGATATAATACCATTTGGAGACATTATAGTAGAATATAGTTCAAAGTCTTCTTTTACATTTTCGTAGGAATGACCTGCATCAATGTGTAGGTAATCAATCTTAATGTCCTGCAATACAAAGAAATTATGAAATGCATTAGATGTAGTCTCTTTTATAAATCTTGGTGAAAAATTAGAACGAAAGTAACTCATATCATCACTCCAATTAACTTCACCACCTATACCATTCATTGCATCTACTATATATGTTACTCCTATATCACCCCAATTTAAATCATCATTACCTTCAAATATCTTTTGACTATGTAAGTCTTTACGAGCTTGGGTCATAATACGCGGGATGAATCCACCACCACTACCTAAACAAACACATACCTTTGACCTCATATATTGAATTAGGGAGTAGATAACCAAACCATCTCCTAAATGTAAGTCAGTTGCACCATGTGACCAACGATATGGAACTACACCCTCTTTTCCATTATTTGTTATACAATTCTTTATGAAATCTATATTTGTTATCATATCATTGAATATACGAATAATATCCGATAATACCAAATAAAAATAAAATGGGGAGGGGGTTGGGGGAGAAAGTCGTTTTTTAAAGAAATTTTTAGTATCTCTATTGATAGTAACTCATTTAAATCAAATATTAGGTTATACACATATTCTTGCACACATTCCTTTTAAATCGTTTTAACCACCATATGGGAAAATATATCAACCAATACATCGTAGTACCCATTAAAGCAAAGGAAAGTACCAACAACATCATTATAAGGCGTATAAACAGGATTAACTTTTGAATTATGACTTGCATAATTAATTATTTATCTTTTTTCTTTTTAATTTCTTGTTGTAGTTCTACTATTTTTGCAGCGAGATAAGTTTGATTTTGTTTATCGGAAGATTGACCTTGTTGTATTTTCTCTTCAATAGATTGTCGTTGTTCTTCAACTCTTCTCTTTACTTCTTCATTGGTTTGTGCGATATCATCTTCTAAATCTCTCTTAGTTTTTTCGGCTTCATCTTTGATAGTATTGATAGGATTAGTTTCAATAGATAGAGTATCACTACTTTGAGTTTGTCTAACACTATGATTAGAACCTAAATCATCAGTATCAGTATCTGCAATGATATCTTCTATAATCAATCCATATCCATTAGGTGTAGGTATTTCTCCTTTAAAGAAAGTATCTTGAATTCTATTAAAATCGTTTTTAAGTAAGGTTAATTGTTCACCCAGTTCAATAAGAAAGGTTTGTAGTTTTAAAGGGTCAAAAATCGTCTTCTCTTGATCGGTAACAGTTCTAATAGGTACAACGGTATAGTGTGATGCATTAGGATTGTTTTTAGTATCTACCATTTTAAAGTAATCTACGACTTCAAACTTATCGGATGGTCTTCCACTTTCCTTATCTAATGTATAGTTAATTTGGTCTATTAATTTCTTTGGTATACCTTCTACTACTCCATTTTGTATATCATCTATATAAGATACATCTACAACACCTGCCTGTCTATTCTGAAATTCTCTACCATCTATAAGGGATTGTAGTTTGGTTACGTCCAATTCAATCATCTTAATTGTATTACCCATTGTAACTACCTTATCCTTAATAGTTAACTTACCATTCTCTATTATATCGTAGTGTGGGTTATTAGAATCCTTTATATCACTAAGGGTTTGTGGTGAACATAGATAATCTAATCCTATCTTTACTATAATACCATTTGTTTTAATAACGGGTTTAAGATTTGCAAGAGGTAGACCAACGGGTAAGAATATAGGTTTGATATCTTTTGATGCAGATATCTTCCAATTAGTACCTTCTTTAGTGTATCTATCCGGATTTTGTGTTATGGGTTTAATACTCATTATTAATTTCTTTATATGCCTTTTTATATAACCTTAATTCATCTTTGATAGTAGACTTACGATTTACTCTTATGTCGTATATCGTTCTTTGTAGTTTCTTATATAACCCTAAATCAATTGCATCGGTTATTATATAGTTAATAGATAAACTTTTTTCGTATTTCTTATATTCTTTATTATTTACAAATTCTTCTTTTACCTCATCTAATGGTTGTAACTTAAATATCTTTGCAACACCGATAGATGTTCCGTATTCTGTTGCAACTCTCTCAAAGACTTCTTCTTTTAACATTTTATTTTATATTTGGTGGTATGTTTCTTGCTTTGTCGTATATGTCTGATTTTAAATTATCCAACCTCCTTATGATATCCGATGCCATTGCGTTAATCATTATTTCTTTACGTTTGTCATCCATACTATTGGTCTTTTGAATTAGTTTAAGGGATTTTATCATACCCTTTATATCATCTTCCATCCTTTCCCATTCAATTTGCCTAAGTCTTTCATTAATCTTATTTGGTATTACTATTTTCTTTTTCATTGCAAGGGGTACATTACTTCTATCACCAACTGAACCTATTGGCCCGTATTGTTGATTGCCACATCTTGTTAGAAAATCTTCATCGGTTTCGTTGGGTAGTCTTTCACATTGTCCTTCATATACCTTTAACAACAATTCTTTTAATTTCATAATATTATTTGTTTCTAACTTGTAATGTTTTACTTACCTTCATTAATTCATCTTTAAATCTACATTTGTCCATATCCAATAGACTTTTTTGAGAAATTTTGTTTACCTTATTTGGATGGATGAATACATGTTTAGGAAAATTACCTACAATCTTGTCGGTTTGTGGATAATACTTCATACCATCCATTATATCGGATACTGAATAAGATAGTTTACCGAATTGATGTGCCTTAAGGTTTCTTTCTAATATTCTAAATATCTCTTTTCTCTTCTTTTCATCCTTAAGTCCAATAGTATCATCCCAAAATACAAACTTCACCATACTTGGTTCAATTGTATTAACATGTGATGTTTCTAATATATCTTTTAATTTAATCATACACCAATAAATATCTTTGAATTAAAAAACCCCCACTATGTAGTGAGGGTCTCTTTCTTTATTTTTTTAAGAACTTTTTACCGAAATTAATAAGATGTGGTACTACCAACCATCCTATTACTACACCCACTACGAATTGTAATGAGAATACGAAATCTAATACTACCATTTTCGTTTTTGTTTAAGTTAGAAAATAAGTCAACCTATTCCGATATCGTATTAATAAATATCAGTTAGATAAAATAAAAACACTTAATTTCACTTTGTGTGTATCATACATCATGTCAAAATTGCTCCTATACGCAAAAAAAGTGACCCCGGTATTCGCACGTATCCGACCCGATTTTTGCAATCGCGGTTTTGCCTAGTTACACGAAACTAGACGGGACCCTTTCGGGCAAAATGAGCACAAAGAAACCGACAGCGTTTCTGCTATCGGTTCATCCTACGATTAGGAGCTCTTTGTAATTAAACTAAATATATGAAAACCAAACCAAACTTCTTTTTAAAACATACGTGCTACCCACTTAGGATAGTTTGTATATTGTTGCATGAGTTCAGTAGCTTTGTAGTCTTTCACTTCTACTCTACTACCTATTCTCATATCACTACACCACTTTTGAAATTCTACATCTGCCATAACTTTCTCTCTCTCATTCTCTATACTATGATACTTCTCTATGTCTATACTATGTATTGTGTCTACTATACTATTACTATTCATAACTTAACTGAATTTATTTTTATTAAGATTGTCCGACTTAAGCTTTTGCTTTTGCGGGATGTAACTCAAAGATTTGTTTTAGATATTCATCTTCATTCTCCATGTCCTCAGCTGACATATCGTTATACCTTTCTAACAAAGCAATTGCGGACCTGATTTCACCCAACTGTTCACTTGCTGCCCATTTAGGTTTGCCATCTTGCAGACCTTTAATCTTCTTCATTAATACTACCTCGTCTTGTTTAAGTTTTTTGATTGCGTAATCCATTTGTTATTTTGTTTTATATGTGTCCAACACTCTTTAGTGTATTTATCTTCGTTTCTTCTTGCTTCCCTTTCATATGGGTTTCTACTATATGACCCAGGGTATTTATAATATTTTGTTCTTATTGGTTGTAATTGGTGAGTCCATTCGTGTATGCAAGTTTGTATTAACTCTCTCACATTCTCACATTGATCCCAGTATATCCAAATCTCATTATCGTCAGCATCGTATGCACCACAGTCCGTATCATATCCTTTCACTACGGACCAGATTGGCTCAAACTTTTTTCTTTTATTAACTCCTAAATGTCTCTTACACCATCGTAGAGCCATATTAGTTATACTTACAGCCGGAGCACGACCTAACCCTTGCACCTTCGTGTTTAAATAAATCATTTGTGTTTGTTTAGTTATAAAAAAAGTGGCACTATTGGGGTGCCACTTCTATTGATATCAAAGCTTTCTTTGTAAAGTAAATCGGAGAATAACCATTTGTAAAGTAACCAATATGCTTTTGATATAGAGCGGTGAGCTAGAATTGAACTAACCCCTTTAGTCTGGAGGACTATCGTGCAACCCATGGGCTTTTACGTCCGTGTGGTAACCATTACACTTTCACCGCTTCATTAGGACGAGGAATCTTTACAACCATATTGCTATGGAATCTTTACAACCCCGTGCTAAATTATTTTACTACTGATGTAGTGTCTACTACTGGAGCAACTACTGTTGTATCTACTTTTGTAGAATCCACTGCAGTTGAATCAGCTTTCACTTCAGTTGATGCAGTTCCACATGCTACCATACCCAAAGTTAACACTAATGCCATCGCACCTACTTTTGCTTTATTCAAAATAGATGATAAACGCTTTGCGTTGTAAAGAGCTTTAGTTGTATAAAAGTCTCTCTTTTGTTCACTAATAGTAGTAGCAGCTTCGTTTAAGTTGTTTACTAATTCTGTTACCTGATAGTTTACCTTTGTTGCAATTTTCTTTGCCATGTTATTTTTTTGCTTCCCATTAAGTTATTAATTGTTCAAACTCCATTGAGGCGGGTCGCTTTTACCTCAGCTTCGTTTGTATCTTTATTTTGTTATTGTCTCTTTGTTATATGTAATATACGACAAATATTTGACATTACCAAATTTATTTTATTATTGTACCATATCCACCACTATTGGTATTAGTTATAAACCAACTCCAATCTTCCTCACCATAAAACCTGTCCCAATTAGGGCCCTTACTCAATCCTTTGCGTCCGTTGTATTGGATAACTCCGATATCTTTTAAGTTCTTGCGTATCGTTGAATAGTATCCGTTAAGACTTACTTTGCCTAATTTGTTATCTTCAATTAACATTTCCCTAATGATTGCAGTCCACGATGGTTTACTCATTAACTCCATTACATTGTAAAGGTGTTTATATACTTTAGCAACCATTCGTTTGTTTGCTGAATCATATCCTACTTTGTTTAACCAAATTTCGTTTGGTGTATCAATCGGGTCAATTAAATGATTTGGTGTGTTGTTCTTATTCATATTATAGTTTTAATGGTGTTTAATTATTTATCAGTATCTTCGCCGTTAGCAGTTGTGGTCTCTACACTAATACTACCGCCGTTGTAGTAAGTTGAATACGCAGTGTCTAAAGATAATTTGTTTGAAACCAAAGCACCTTCTAATACATTAGTTGCAATCAATTCCTTTTTATCTTTCTTACTCAATACATTTTTTATCAATGAGGTTTCTAACTTATCCATTTTAGTTTCTACTTCAATCTCACCTACATACTTACGAACACTTTCTTCGTCAACAAAGATACGAGGTTTGTCCATCTTCGGTCCTGATAACTCAATCACTTCGTAGATATGTTTACCATCACCGAAATTGAATTTCTTATTCTTTACTATGGCTTTATAACCTCTCTTACCTAATTTAATTTCTTTTACTTTACTCTTACTCATACTATTATCTTTTAATGTTTTTAATTACTTCGTTGAATGGATACCAGGGTATTGACCTTTGCATATTAATGTGTACTATTTAATTCATAATGAAACTTTTGCAATTGCTTTGTTTCGTATTGGTGTGCGGCAGCTTTACCTCTTACTATCTTTACTATAAACAAATCGTATACCTCTTGTGCGTGTTCTCTCATATCATTGTATAAGGACCAGTTTTTGTTTTCTTTACGAGCCCTACTGAAATGTTTTTGTAGTCTTAACTTTGCAGAATAATGGAAACGTCTACCAATAGCCGCAGTAACTCCAATATAACTCTTACCATTTTCAGTATTAACTATTTCGTATACTATGTGGTTTCTATCGTTTCGTTTTTTCCTATTCATACTAATTACTTTTTAATGTCCTCAAATCTAATATCCTTATCGGTTAAGTTTAATGTGTGTCCGATATATACCACACTCAAAAAGATTATTATTCCTATCATTGTTATATTGTTTTAATTGGTAACTTCATATTCTCTAATCGTTTGATTTCGGTGAACGCATCCACTATATTCATTTTCGTATTAGTTAACTTATTGACATATTGAGTAGCGTCCTTTTTATTACTGAAATACTTTATATCTTTATTTGGACTTACTACCTTATATAGTATGTAGTCAGTAGGTACAAACTTATTTTCTTTTAACTTCAATTCTTTGGTAACTGATTTTATCTTATAGTTACTCTTTACATTTACTTTACTTTTCATATTACTTTACAATTTTAATGGTTAACAAAAATAGTGTTAGATTAACCTAACACTATATCAATAGCTCGTTTTGACAAACCTAAAGTTTGTTTCAACTCTTTACGACATTGACTAACAAACTTTTTTTCTACTTTACCCATACTAATAGGATAAGATAAAATGATTTGATTGATAGTCAAAGACTCTTTTTTCAACTCAGCGAAAAACTTCATTTGTTTTTTCACTTCGGTATTATTTTTACATACTACCTTATGTGTACGACCCATAAAGTCTTTAAACTCAACAATACTATTCGGTTTTGTAGGTATGTTAAACTTACTAGCCGAAAAATTACGATATTGAGGTTTTTCGTTACGAGATGTATTATACGCGACTTCCGTATAAAGGTTAAATTCGTTTGTCATTCTATTATTCATATTACAATTTTTTATATGTGAGGGGTCTTACTTTCAACCCAATACACTAAATTACGACTTTTTTTGATTCTGGCAATGGCCTTTTGAAACTATTTTGAAAAGTTTTTATGGGCAATCAACCAGTTGCACATATCATTTTTTACTATATGTAAGTCATTAAGAATCAATCTGTTATAACTCATTGATAATCAACCAGTTACGGGCCAGGATTTAACATAATATCAGTTATATGTTTTTTTGAGCATAACTCATTGATACTGAATAAGTTATCCATTTAACATAATATCTTATATAAGAACACTCTAAAGCGTTGAAAATCAGTCAGTTATACCAACATATTGATTATCAACGAGTTGCACAGGTCAACCTATAACTTTACTTTTCCGGGATTCGGTAAAGGGATTACTTTACTTTTTTAAAATATATTTGACTAATATCAGCAGGACCCGTCCAACCCTTGCCACCATTGAGTTTCAGAGGACGACTAAAATAAATTCACTTTACTAAACCCGTGCAATCCACTGCCAGTAAGGGTTTGACAGAATATTTTTCTACCAGGTCCGTGCTACAACAGAAAATTTTTCGGTATATTTTCGTATAGGGGAAAAAAATTTGTTGCTAGTAGCAAATGGGTGGGATATAAACACTTTTACTGATATACTTTTATAGGGTTTTAGTTTCTTTGTAGTGTGTAAGTATGTAATTCTATAAATTGACACATAATAACTTTTGACACTCTTTAACACAATTTACCACTTTTACCCACTAATTAACACTGAATTATTTATTTTGATATACCTTTGTTTGATATACTATCTTTATTAATCCAGTGCAACTACCTTTATATGTTCCAATAGTTCTTTAATATCTTTGATTGTATTTTTTCTTATTAGATGTGAATTCTTTTTACCACCCCTTTCACAATATAATTCGTACCAATGTTTTATTTCTTTATTCTTATATTCCCTATCTAAATATATTTTACCCTCACTATTGGTAATTTTGTTTTGTATAACGATTTGGTATAACTCCTTATGCGTTCCGTTGGTATCCATAACCCGTACCATTCCTTGCATTGTCTTTATATACCATTCATTCACTATCCTTTGATCTACTATCTTATTTATATTCTTAATCGTTAACACTTACTTACTCATTATAGTTCTTAATTCCTTAACCTCTTTGTTCACTTCTCGTAATTGATACATTGCACCTATTAGGGTTATTATACTTACTACCATAAGGATAAACCCTATTCCTTCTATTATATCTTTCTTTGTTATCTTATTGTTATTCATACTATCTTATTTTATTAATCCCTTATCCTTTAATCGTTTTTCCCTTTCCTTATAGTACCTATCCAGCATATCTTCTAATTCCTTTATTTTCTTTTTATCGTTCATATAGTTTGTATGTTGGTTATACATTACTATTACACTTACTATCATTACTACTATTATTCCTATCATATCCTTTTATTTATTTTTATGCTTTATATAGTCTCTTAACCATAGTACATACATTATCATTATACATACTATATACATTATTGTTTGCCTTACATACAT